GTTCCGTTCGCTGTATACTGTGTCGCGTTCCCCGAGTCGTCAAGATTAAACCAATTCGAGCCGTCGAGAGAACCTTCCATTTGTATATCGACGCTTGCGTCAATGCCCGCAATTGTAATCTGAAAAGTATGATTCTTATAATCGGAAACGTCTTTCGAGGCTGAAGTTCCGGGAGCAGTAAGTTCAGCGAAAGCCTCTATAAGCGGTTCAGAAGCGCCTGATTCAGTCGCAATTCCGCCCTCTGAATCACCTTTAAGCTCGTGATACTTACCTGTACTCGGATTCCTTACCGCGAGAACGGCTCTTGGTGTTTTATTTCCGACTGAATGGTCGGGGAGTTCTGGATTACCAGCCATATTTTTCTCCTTTAAATTTCTACTAAGACCGTCAAGGTCATTTCTATATAGTGAACAAGAACATTTGAAAACATTCGGGGCTCAGAGACCGAAACCTGTATGAATGTATGTCGTTGACATAACCCGTCGAGGTCGCGGTGATTTCGGAATTCGGCCCGTATGTCCTCGATTATTTCGTCTGCTTCTTTTTCCGAAGCCTCGGAATCGTCTACCGAATAATAATATCGTATTGTAAAAGTATGTTCGTCGATATACCTCGGCCCGGTTGTCTCCTGAGCTTCTGTAGTCGAAGTCCTCGAAATCTCTCCCCCGTTTATTTTTTCCTGTCCGTCCGGCTTATAAAACTCGAGAAACTTATTATATCTGTTAGTCCAGCGTTCATAATCATGTACCTTACCGACGGAGGATATGCCCTCCATTATCGTTTTTATTTTCGTCTTAATATCCGATAAGGTGCTCAAGATAAATCCTCTGTTAAATCTATTCCAGCTCTTTCAAAAATACGTATAATCTGTCTTTCCGTTGCCTGTTTTGCGTCCCGAAACATCCAGTTCCCCTTTGTCCCGTGCTTCTGTATCTTACGCCCGACCAGATAGGTAATGGAATCTAACTCTTCAGCCTTCGGTTTCAACTGTCTTTGTACCCAATGCTTCAAAGATTTTATGTTAGGGAATCCCCGATTCGGCCGGATTCCCCTCTCAACAGGAAGAGCGTATTTGAGAGGGCTTCCGACTATCCCGCGAAAAACGCCTCCGGAATGGATAACGTCCCCGGAGATACTTCTTTTAAGAATCCCGTCTGATAGGGGAGTTCTCTGTTTTATGTTTCGTTCTAAAAGAACAACTGCTTTCCTCATTGCGGTTCTGAATATCTGAACGACAGTACCTTCTCTCAGTTTCTTTTCAAATATCGGCCCCTCCTGAGACCACTCCGAGGAAAATTCCATTAGTTGCGAAATGCAATAATAGACCAGTCGGAAGAGGCGGGGTCAATCTGAGAGGACGTCGGATTTATAAATGTTACCTTCAGAGTATCATCAGCGGATACCCGAACATTACCAATTCCGATATCATCAGCTCCTGCGTTTACAACTACAACATCGTTCTCAAGAAGACCGGTAACTGTAAACTCTTCCGAAGCGACAGAATCAGCAGATACAGCGGACGGGTCTATCGTCGCTGTATACTCTTTTACCTTTGAAAAGGTGGTCCCGCCGTCTCCCGATTTTACTCCGGATTCTCCAATAACCGGACCTGAAAAGTGCGTTTCTCCCATAAGTATTCCTTTCGTTATTAAAAATCTTTTACAAACGTTTTCCCGGATTCTTTCGCTTCAGTATCCCGGGGAAAAATAAATTCATCTGTACCAAGCGGGGACAAATCCCAGCTTCCGACATCTCCGGTAAATTCTTTCGGAATATGTCGTTCGAATTTCTCCATTAGTCTATCGCTCTGTTCCGAATATAGTGTCGCTCTTTCCCAATAGTCGACAACGTCTGCCCCTATCGTCGCTCGGGCCGTCTGAGCATAATACCTCGCAATCTGAGAACAGCAGTCAGCGGACGCGTAAGCGCAAATAGCCTCGAAGTCGGAATCCGGAACCGTAACGTCCGAATCTGATATGGTATGTTTTTTTACAAATATTACCCAAGCTATTTCACCGGAAGCAAAAGGGGAATATATTCTTATTTTCCTCCCCGTCGGAGTATAGATTAACTGATATTTGTTTGTCTTTAGGAATTGAGGTTTACCTTCGTCTTCGACCGGATACTGAATAGCAAGTATCCAAGAAAAACCGTCCTCCCAATCAGTTGGTAATTCAAGATTGTATGTAGAGCCGTCCCCGGAGTATTCTTCAGCATCTATATTAGGACGTCTTTTTTGATATTCCTGAACCGCGCTGTCAATGTTATTATCAATATAAGAATAGGTTATCTCTTCGTCGTCCTGAATTATTTCTTTGATTCTTGCGACATAATCGCTCTTGGTCTTCGACATTCGGTATCCTTTTTAAAGAAAAAAAAGAGGCCGTCCCGGTAGGCCCGGGAACGACCTCCATTATTTCAATTAGCTTACGATACCGCCCTGAGCGAACCTGAATCCAGCAGGAGCCCCGCCGTATTCATGTCGGATTTTATACGTAATCCGGTCCTTGTTAAAGACCTCACCCTGAGAAGGCTGGTCCTGAGTAATTATCTCGGGCTCTTCCTGTCCGCCGAGGAAGCCAACTTCAACGCCCGGTATTTCGTCGGGGTCTGCGATTGCGAAATAATTATTCTGGTCGCCTCTGAGTCGAGTCGAAACAACCGGTTTCATAAGCTCATAGAGAGTATTTACATCTCTATCACCTGTCCCGGGTTTATTCTCGTTATTATAATACTGGTAAGCCTGAGCTCTGAGAGCAGGCGGTACCAACAGGTAAGCAGGCATTGCGCCTATCTGGTCGGTAAGTACCGTTACGACGTCGTCGTCGTCATGCCCATCTGCTGAGGTTCCATACTGAGCCCTTACGACTGTTAGGTCATTCGTCGAAACAGCGGTTACCCGAGCTATCTCAGATTCACAACGGACATAATCTCCGGCCTTGAACTTTGTACCGTCGTCCACTGTCCAAGTAGTAACCGAATCGTTTACGGCTCCATTAAGAGCGTCCTCGGCTCCGTACTCCCACTGCTCCATCATTTTTTCAACCATTAAAGTAAGGTTGTCATAAGATATCGCGGACGTTATCTTATTGAAATGGTCGTCATGATAGATAGCTTTTGAGTCGGCCAAGGTATAGGTGTTTATACCCGAGGAAGTCCAACCGATAATAAGGTCCATAACGAACTGTTCGAGGCTCACTGAAGCAGCTTTTCCGAGCTTTGCCGGTATCTTCTGAAGCGCTCTTGTATCGTCATTTATTATCATCTTACGAGTAACATAAAACTCCCCGCCCTTCTGTCCAGCTGAGTAAGTCTCCTCGGAACTCTGAGGGGTTGCAAGAACCGGATAGTCTGCGTCCTCGGTCAAGTCCTGAAGGAATGAAAACCCGCCCCAGCGGATTAGTTCCTGCTGTTTGAAATCAGATACGTTAACCACGTCAACGAGCGGTCTCCATATCTGTTCGCGGGTTCTGAAATCATCAAGTACCCGTCTATGAAGAGTGTTCCCGAGAATATTCGGAAAGTCTGAAGTTGTGGACTCGCGAAGATTATCAGCGACTTTGCCTCGTACCCGTTGAGACTTGTCTCCTGTAATGACCCGATATGCTTCTCGAAGAGACCTGAAAGGCTGAACCCCTTTATATTCGGGGTCGTCTTTTCCGGCCTTCTTATCAATCAGTTTTTCAAAAGCAATCTCGAACTTATCCCTTTTCTCGAGACCGACTTCAGCCTGTTCTCCAAGACCCTTTATCTGTCCTGATTCAGTCAACGATTCAAGCATCTTTTTTTCCCTTTTTACGGCGTCTCGAAGCTCTTCTCTTTCGAAGGTTCTACCTCCGAAATCTTCTCTTAGTTTTTCTTTCACGGGTTCAGGTAGAATCTTGTCGTTATCAACGAGAGATTCAAGAGCTGTCTCCGCTTCCTGTTTTGCGATTTTCTCTTCAAGGGCCTTTACTCTCTTCTCATATGCTGAATCCTTTTCCCCGTCTTTTTGAACGACCTTTTTCTCTTCAGGCTCGGCCGGTTCGTTCGATTCCTTCTGCTCCGGAGCTTCAGGATACGGATAACCATAAGCCGGGTAAGGGTGTCCATACATCGGAACACCGTATTCGTCTACCACCTTTTCAAGAATGGTAACAGCGTTCACATAATCCTCAGATTCAATCGCTTTGATTGCTTCTTGGACTTTTTCCTTCAGACTCTCAACCAGCTTATCGCTCTCGGAGTTCCGTTCCTCTTCGGACTCGGGAGTTTCAATGGTAAGATTTTTGAGCATGTTCAGCAGGAAATCAGCGGTCTTTTCCTCTTCGCTGAGATTCTTTATCTCGGGACGTCCTTCCTCGAGCTTTTCAAAAACTGCTTTCAATTTTTCCATGGTATTTCCTTTATTAACACTTGCGACTAAACGAAGGACTCGACCACCTCCGGCCGGGTCCGTAACTACAGTAAGTTCATTAACTTCTTTTATCGCCTTTACAGCCGAAACTACTCTACCTCCAATAGAGGCCGGCTCTGAGTATCCTTTTACATCAATAGAAAAACCGAGTAGGTCTTTCTTTTTCTTTTCCCAAGAACGCTGTAATCTTTCCCGGAGCCAATCAGCTATACAGTGGAAATCAGCTTCAAGCCGTCCCGAGTCCTGTCCAGTATCTTTTACGTATTCGACATTCTCAACCCAACCGACAACATTTCCAGAGAGGCCCTCCGGGAGGTTAACCCGAATCTCTTCAGGAATATGATTAAAAAAATCTTTTTCCGGAACATTGAACCCATATGCAAATACTCCGACGCCTTCGAACATATCTTCCATTTGCCGAAGAGCCTGTTCAGTATAATATCTCTGTTTTCCTGTATGAGCGTCCTTGTTTTTTGAGTATCCTTCCTCAATGACAACAATCCTCCAGAGCTTACCTTCTTTATCTTTGCTCTTCTTTAGCTGGCCTTCTGATTCTCTTATTAGCTCGAAGTCTTGGTCTACGAGAAATTTAATATCCATTGACTTTCCTTTTTTGTACGGAATTTATACTCTTTCTCGCTCGCTGTAAGCTCGCTTATTTATTATAGTAACATATTTTTTTCAATATGTCAAACTATTTTTTATATATTTTTCTCGAGCTTGTTAAGAACAAGGCCTCCCCGACGGGTCTTTCGGAGTATATATCTCTTCTCTCCGACGTCGAATGTAAGAGGGAATTCCGACTCTTTAGCCGGCTTAGGTACCTGAGAACGGGACATCTGCCAAATATCGGAATCCGGGTTCTCCCTTTTAAAATACCAGAGCTCGGGGAGTTCGTTTTTTTCTCCCCGGAATTCAATTTTTTTCCAATTAGGAGAATCTTCAAGTATAACAATCTCCCCCCAATCAAGGGCGCGAATATAAGCCGGGGTCTCTTTTGTGTCGTTCCAATCAGTGCCCGGTTCCAGATATTCGGTTCCCTCTTTCCCTTTATCCATGTACCCTGAAGCCTCCGGAGATTCCTCTATCCCCGCAATCTTTTCATTGTCAAGAGGGGACTCCTGTAAGGCAAGATTAAAAACTTCTCCGTCCTTCTTTATCCTTATATACCAGATTTCCTCAGTCGGCCCGTATCGAACCTGAATAGGACCGCGATACCATTTCCGCTGTAAAACAAATTCCGGATTCTCTTCAGCCTCTTTTATCCGGGAGTAATCGAGATCCGTTTCGCTTACAAGGGTCTTCCTCAGTTCAAGAGCCTTATCTCCGGAGTAATTCCAGTACCTCAAATTAACCGGTACCTGCTCCCGGATAACTTCCGGAAGAGCGCTTGTTCCCTGAGGTGGTAACCAGTCTTCCTCGATTGCGCCCTCAGACAAAACGTAAGGAGTCTGGTCGTCCGGTTGCATTGCAATCCAGAAGGCCTCTGTCCTCGGTTCTTCCTCAGGAGTTCCGGGAGGAAGTACGGAGCGTCTTTCCTGCTCTTCCTGTCTCTCAAGCAGACGAAATGCAATCCTCCCCTGAAGGTTACCACCGCTCAGAAAATACTCATGAAACCATACTTTCTGAGCGCCCCATTCGACGCGACCCTCATCTATAATATGAAATACTCCCGGATAATCCTCGGTCGCTCCGACCTCTCCCGGTTTAGTAACCCCCTCAAAATCCAACCACTCGAGAGGTTCTTTTTTCTTTTGTATAGCTCTCAGGTTCGCGTCTATTATTTCGCCTTCATCGGTTCGTCTCTTTTTAAATGTACCTTCGTCCCAATCTATTTTAAATATGTCTTTCGAATCGAGGGACTTCGCGTCAGATAATGTCTCCGGGGCCTCTTCGACCTCCCCTTCTATCTGGTCGGATATCGTCCAGCCGACAAGATAATCATCAGTCTCAAAACGCAAATCGGTATGAACGCTTTTACCTCTCCAATGGTGCTGAGCTATATACTTCCACTCCCTGCTTTCCTCCGGATATATCATGTACGGATTTTTTGCCTCATATAGAATGTCTCCCTCCGGGTTTATTGTCTTCTCTTGAAGTATACCTTCTCTCCGAGCAAGAGATACAACCTCAGATATAGACTGAGCCGGGCCCTCTACGATTGAGAAAAACCTTGGTACCCAAGCAGTCAATTTTACAGTACCGTTCCTCTTGTCCTCTATAAAATTTATAGTCTCTGTCTCAACCTGTATAAAATCACCTCTAACCGCTTTAGAATCAGTCGCGAAAGAAGTACCAATCATAATATACTCTTTGCCGTCTATATCTCTTCTACCTTCCTGAGATATTTTATAATCTCCGGGGAGTATCCCGTAATCATAGGTATATACTCCCTTATCCTTTGTCTCATTACGCTTTATTATCCGACCTGTAAGCAATATATTCTTATGCAGTTTATACCAACCGCCCCGGGGATTCCCGTCAAGATTATACGGGGAATTCGCGTGTTTCAAAACAAACCCTTCCGAACCCGGGAGGCTGGATAAGTGATTATAAGTTTCGTCTACATTCTCTTTGTTCTTTACCGGGTGATTCGGTACCAAGTTAAGATTAAAAGAGAAATCCGGAACTTCGTCTGTGCTTTGCGGAATTCCCGCTTTGTCCATATACTCAAGCCTCTTCTCGAACGGGAGTTTATGTATATCCTCTCCGTTAAAATATAGAAGGTCAAAGATATTAGAAATTAAATTTTCGTCTTTTTTATCTTCGTCATGTACGGTACCCGAAGCTACCTCCCGGGGTCTATGTTCCCCGTCCTCCCAATACTCAATCTCTGAACAAAGTATCAGAGTCTCCGGCTCGAGATTACCGACGGATTTTATTATGTTAGGAAATTCATGTGTTATATCCTCTCCGTCTTCGGAAAAAACTTTTATATCATTTCCTTCTTTATGTATTTCTACAGCCATTCCGTCGAACTTCTTTGAAGCGTACCAGCCCTTATCGAATGTATCTTCCTCAAGGAATTTCTTTAGGTTTTCTACATTCTGTCTTACTCCGGTTCCTGAAATACGAACAGGTTTCATCATCTGGAAATACCGGCCCGGACTAACTTCGTCGAGCTCTTCTGATTTTTCGGCTTCGTCGGAAAGCTCCCCGGACTCTTCTATTCTCCGGCCCTCATAAAACTTGTCTCTGAACCCGGGCTTATCCGTCTCTCTGAATTCCGGGTTATCTCTCGGAATTAGAGCAAGGTCGAAAACAGGAAGGTATCTCCAATTCGGCCCCTCCATTGCAAGGACCAAATCAGGGTCAATTTCAGGGAATATTTTTTTCGATAATCTCTCAACCTTCAAAGTCTCCCCGGTTCCGAATCTATTGTCCCGGATAATCCATTCTATATCATTCGGAGACCTCCCGGGGGAAAAAGCAATCGAACCGGATATGGATATATATTCGGGCCTTAGAATTATAGGACCAATATCTTTTATCTCTTCGAACTTCTCC